ATACTGAAGAAGCATGTAATGTATCGTTATCGCCGGATGCCATAGTATTCCCGAAGAGTTAAAGAACTTATTATATCAGAAAAGCCGATGTATTGCAACACCGGCTTAACCTAATTGAGAGTGATATCTTCCATACCTGCTGCTCGAAGCCGGACAATGTGACCAAGCATGAAGTTCTTTGATTCAAGACCTTTGATCAGACCCAAATATTGGTTACGCAGAAACGCCACAGAGTTGATGATTGTCTCAAAGTCAATCACCTCATCCTCGCCTTCCATATACTTCTCAGCATCACGACTGGACAGTGCCCTGTTGTATGCCTCAAGATACTTTTGGAAATGCTTTCGCCGAATCTTGCGTAGTTGTAGGTTAAGAAAATTGAGCACCGCTTCCACTTCTTGGAGTTGGTTAAAGCGATGCTCTGTGATTCCCGGAAGGGACGCCACATTCTTCTCCACATTACCCTTGATTCCACAGTCAAACTTTGCCACGGTAAGTTCCGTCTCAAAGTGACTGATGAAATCCGGAATTGTCGAAAGGTCTGTACTGACGCGAGTGTGCCAATTCATTTAGTCCCATTCATCAAGGTCTTCATCTTCTTCTTCCTCTTCGGGTTCATGCTGTTCCACATAGAACTTTAACGCACCAAGAATATCTTTGTCACCACGAAAGGATTCTTTGATATCTGTCGCCTCATAATCATTGTCAATTAACATATTGACCAGAGTATCTGCGGCATCTTTGCGCTCGTTCATATCTACATGGGAACGCAGAGCGTCCCATACTTCTGCAACTAAATCTAAACTCATACTGTTTCCTCTTCAGGTTGTACAGTACTTATTCCAGATCCTTTCTTTTGTTGCTCATCCATAACAGTGTCAAGGCACTGATCATCATTGCGTTCCCATCCCTTGCGGAACTTCTTGATGATTTCTCCTTCAACCGTGGTGAACACCAGAGAGTTGCCTTCCTTCTTCAACAGATTTGCTTTCTCAAACATATCTACCAGACCTGAGTAAGGGCTCATGCCAGTGGCATACGGAATCTGAACCTGAACAGTTTCAAACGGCTTCGCATATCGTGTTTTCATAATCTTACATGCCGCACGAATACCAAGAACGTCAGTTACCTTGTTGCCATCCTCGTCAACCTTCAACTTGAGTTTCTTCATGGCCACGACGATACTGGACGCATAGACGAATCCCTGACCACCAGAGATTTTATCATCTGGATCAAACATGTCCTGCGAGGCGTATGTGTGATTCGTGCAGACCAGACCGACATTGTGTGAGCCGAGCAACATCACAGAGTTACGAACAAGCGAGGTTAGTGCCTTAGGTTTACGTCCCATGTCACCCTTCATGTCACCTGCCTCAAACTGATTCACATCAGTCGGGGTCAGCAACATACCAAGTGAGTCAATGACGAATAGAACCTTAGGCTTGCTCTCTGTTGGCATCTCTTTGTATTCCTTCATGAATTCAGAAATAGTTTTTGCCACATCATCAATCATTGCCATGTTCAGTTTGAGCAGTTTTGATTCAGATGTGTCAACACCAAGATCAGTCAACCACTTTTCATCCAAGGCGTTTTCGCTGTCAATGAGGACAACATAGATGCCTTGCTTTTGTGCGTTGCGAATCAGATTACCAGAGCAGATAAAACTCTTGCCTGATCCTGATTCTCCGGCAAATACAGTCACCTTACCAAGAGGAATACCTTTGTTGAAGTCTCCACTGATAAGGTAATTAAGGGCATGATTGCCCGTGCTGATCCAATCAGTTGGATCATTGTATCCGATGCTTAGTCCTTCAATGGACTTTGTAATGCTTTTCCTGAACTTACTGATGTCAAAGGGCTTAGCCATGGGTTTTTTCCTTAATATAATTCATAATTTTCTCCAATTCGTCATAAGTCATATCTGACTTTAGTTTATTTGCTCTCCAAGAGATAATAAAAACATTTCCTGGCACATAACCAAGTTCCGGGATAACCTTGTCAATAGTAGATTTACAAGGATCCCTGAGATGTCCATTTTTACCTCCCCAACCATAATTTAATTTGATACCTAATATCGGACAGAATTCAGGCTGCTCAATATCAGATAGTTGAATTGTAAATGGAATACCCCTTTTCTGCGCCTGCTGTTTTCGTGCCCTAAACTGCCAACTTAGTGTATTTTCAAGAGAGCGATAACGATCCCGATCTATAGAGTATAACTCATTCCGTGAACATTCAACACACATATGGGTAGACACAAACCGATCTGCAACATGACCTCTCCTGCAGGATTTTCCTGTATGATATGTTGACTCTCCGGCGAGAACTGCCAGGTCACGCTCGGAGCATCTTCTATTAGCCATGTTTTCTTTCAATTAGTGTGTAGCCGTGAAATTGTCCACGGCACTTTGTTCAGCAGATCAGGGCATTGATCAGACATTTTTTCAAACTCATAATCGCTTGGATAATGCCTCAAGGCGCCTCTGGCTCTGTCTCGTACTATGCTTGGTACCCGTGGTGTCTTGCCCGGATCACATAGTTCTTCCAATAGTTTTTTACCTGCCTTTAGGGCGCGGTACCTTTCGTCTGGTAGGGTCATATTGTTCTCCTGAAATAGGGGCCGACGGCCCCTATTGGATTAGGCAGTTTTCTGACGCGAACGAATCAGCGCAAGAATGTCAGCGGCTTTGTCACCGCCTGTTGCCTTAGGCACCACTACCGATGTCTCTGCTGCCTTGACATCATCTTCCCATGCTTCGGGCGCCTTAGATGCCGGAGTTGCCGTTTCTGTCACCGGAGCCGATGTACCAGCAGGAGCATCAAGCCCCCATGGACGATAGTATTGACCCCAACGTTCCAGATCATACGGCTTGCCGTCAACGGATGCGTCAAACATTTCCTTGATGATACGCAGTTCTGCTTCACCTGGCTTCTTCGGCAGAAAGGAAGCAAGATTGAACAGTTTGTGTGTTTCAATCGCGGCTTGTTCGGCATCGGTCAGTGCCGATTCCTTACGTGCCCATGTGCTTGTGGAGTAATCCGCATAACCACCCTTGGATGTTTTCTTGATGTTCAGATCAAGACCACGAAGGTAGTCAGTTGGCAGTTCTTCCATTTCCGGATCCATCAGCGAAGCCTTCACAATGGTGAAGATTTGCGGAGAGATGATGAAGCGACGAATCGGATTTGCCGGTGTTTCGTCATCACCAATTGGATTTGCCCGAACAAAACCTTGGAACAGATAAGCACGTTTCTTCCAGTACTTGTTTGCCAGTTCCTTGAGAGTTTCATCCTTGTACCACGGGCGCACTTCTGCCAGAATCGGGCAGTGATACTCCGGTCCGAACATTTCAACACATGGCACCTGAACTTCTACGCGCTTCGCCGAAGGGTCACCCTTGACACCCATAAATGGGAGTTTGATGATTTGACGTTCGACCCAAAAGTATGGGTTACTGGTGTCACCATCGGGTAGGAGACGGAGAGTGGTAGTTGTACCCTCATCCATGTTCCAGTGTGCGTAGATTGATTTGTCACCTGTACCAGATGACTTGTTAGACTTGTTTTCTTGTGCCGCAATACGCGACCTAATTTCTGCTAAAGTTGCCATGATATATTTCCTTTATTTAAATTGACATGGTGTCGGTTTTTATATTCGCCACTCGGCATGAGTGACTAACTAAGAAGCATTATAGCAAGTAATGTCCTCTAAGTCAATAGTATTTATCCCACTGCGGGTAAATTCAATTTTTATTTTTACAGTTGTCAAAATGGTAACGGATCATTGCCGACGCACCACCGTTTAGTTGGCAGTGTGGACAGCAGACAACTGACTGCGGTGTAATCTTAATTCCGCGTTTACTCTTGCTTATATTTTCCCTATGTTGCTCAGTGCGGTTGGGCCTTGGTTTACCTTTGAATATCAGAGAAATATCGGGGCGTTTAGTGCCAGTAAATCTTTCACTTACTCTGCGTCTAAATTCATCTGTCTTGGTATGGATAGACCCCGAGCAACCTTCTC